TGTTGCCAGTGCTCCCGTCAGAAGCGAAGCAGGAAATGTGATATCTTTTGGTTCTGAACTGTACCCTGGGATCGAGATATAGTTCAGAGTTACTATAAACCCACTCCAAACGACAACACCTAATCTGACAAAAAGGCTAATAATTGCTAGTTGCTCTTCTTTGTCATCTAAGCCTTCCTTAAGTTTTTGAAAGGCATTTTTTTTCTTTTCTTCAACCATGAGACAAAATTTTAGGCATACTAAACATAACTATAGCTTAAATTTATGCCTGAGATATATGCAGCCTTAATAGGAGCAGCAGCTACTGCGTTTGTCATGGTTTTATCCAACATAAGTAGCAGGAGAGATAGAGACATTGTTGAATTATTTAGTCGAATAAATAGATTAGAAAGAGCCGTAAGCCGTATGGAAGGTCAAAAAGACTAATCTTTGGTATGTTTGGATAAGAACATATATCTTTTTTATGTATAAAATTTTAAAACCAATCTTAATGACCTTTTTAACAACGACTGCTGTTAAAAGGTTAGTTATAGATTTATTGAAATCAATTGCAAAACAAACTACAAATACTTTGGATGATAGAGCAGTTGCAATGCTAGAAAGCCAGCTTTTTCCTCCATCAATAAAATGAAAATTACTAAATTCCTCAACATTGATATAGAACCAGCACCTCCAGAAATGGAGTTAGAAGTCGAAATGCAATGTAGAGAAATTATGAAGTCTGATGATTTAGACAACATAAAAAGATATTGCACACATATGGTTAGAAAGAAATTTGATCAAGATATTTTTATGGCTTCTTTACTTAACAGACTCATAGAACTAGAGGCTAATCGTGTTGTTCAACAGATGAGAAAAGAAAAAAGGAAACCAACAAATCCTATTGCAAAGTTTTTTCGTACTCGTTGATCTCTTCATCAGTGAAGTCTCTGATAAATAATTTATCTATCTTATCTATTTCATAATTAAATTTAATAATTGCAGTTCTTATATGTTCTGTAACCCATTTGCCTTCATCATAAACTACTTGAGCTTTACCATTTTCTTTGATGAAAACATAATGATCTTGCCCTTTCATTTGTATTTCAAGAAAGTTTTTTTCTAAGTTTTTCCGTCTTATTTGTTTAAGTTTACGTAACTTTTCTACAGATTTTCTAACTGGTTTCATTTTTTATAGTCTGAAGGAGGAGGTGTAAGCCAGTAGCGTACACCATTTATTATTTTAAAGTGAATATTTAGGTTAGGATCTTTAACTAAATATTCATCTTTAGGTTTAGAAAGGCAACTCTTCATTTACTCCTGTGTTAATCTTCTGTGGATTAATGTTGCCAAATACTCCGTATGGGCCATCCATCGCTTTAGAGAAGATTTGTACACATTGAGTTTTAACTTTTTCTTTTTTGGCAAAGTCATATACTTCTCCTTCTTTTGCTTTTGTGTTTACTAGGTTTTGTAAATGATCTATTAAATGAGTTACAGAGTCAACAGGAATTGTGAGACTCAAGACTTGTTGGCCTTCGTTAAAACGATCATCGCCAATGTTCCATTTTATAGGAAGAGGTAGTGCTGGATTAAATTCCATAATTAATTAAAAAATTGAGTTAATAAAGTGTTGAAGAATGAATTAAAAGAAACTTTGTTTTCTTTACAATGATCTTTTATTTTAGAAGCAAGAGTGTCGTTTGTCCTGACACTAAAGATGTTTTTGTTCCAATCTTTTTTACGTTGCTGTTTGCGGAGAAGAAGTTCATTCAATACTTGTTCTCTCGCAGTGTTGGCAGTTTCATCTGGTGTCATAGGCTTTCATCTATTTTAGAGATTTCAAGAGCTAAGAACTCACCATGTTCAGCAGTAGTGATATGTCTGGTAATTTTTGTGTCTTTGATACTGAACTTCTTTCTGAAAGATTCGACTAATTCTTTCATCTTAAGTGGCTTACTTTCATGAAGTGCCTGTAACTTTTCAAGGAGGGTTTCCTTTGCTTCCTTAGTAATAGGATCAGGTAGCTTTTCTAAAACAGATGTAGATTCTAGTTTTTGATTAGGTTTTGTAGGAGTTTTTGCTACACCTGTTTTTGGTGGTGGAGTTTTGGTAAGTGAATTACCATCATCATCATCGTTAGCTAATCCGTAGACAGAAAGTAATCCATATCTACGAGCGTAGGTTTGTGCTGAACCAGCTTCTTGATGTGCATTTTTTACGTTACTAGGAATCTTTGGTACAGGAAACTTACTGACTAAAGGTTCATCTCCAGAAACGTGCATCAATTTTGTAATGACTATAGTAATAACTTCTCCTTCTGGAGTGATTACAAAATCATTCAGTTGTGAATGACAAAGACCAAACTCTGTAGCTGGTTGAACAGCTAACAATGCTTGAGACAATGTAGTGTATTTGCTTTTATAAAATGGATTTTTACCATCTAAACCAGCAGCATGATGCTTTTGCTGGAAAGCGTTTAGTGCTTCAACTAGTGTCGAAGGCTGTTTTGTGGCCATGAGTAATTGTTTACTTGATAATTATATTACACATATATCATGTTTACTGCAAGGCAGCTTGTAACAATGTGTTGAATTGTTCTGGAGTCAAGACCATT